TCAAAATGATAGGCAAATGCCACCTGATATGGGTGCTGCACCACCCCCACCCGACATGGGCGGGGCGCCGCCGCCTGACATGGGCGCTATGCCGCCGCCTGATATGGGAGCCATACCGCAATGAAAGCCGCTGATTTTGTAGGTTTGCTGTTCTTGGCGCGGGATGTAACGCACTCTGTTCATTTGAACACGCGCAGTTACGCCAAGCATAAAGCATTGCAGAAGTTCTATGAGGGCATTGTAGGCTTGGCTGACACGTTTGCGGAAGCCTACCAAGGCCGGCATGGATTGATGGGTGGCATCACGCTTCAGACGGCCAAGAAGACGGCCAATGTCACCGAATTTTTGCAAGACCAACTTAACGAGATTGAGACTGCCCGCAGCAAGGTCGTAGACAAAGACGATACGGCATTGCAGAACATTATTGACGAAATTGTGGCTCTTTATCTGTCCACTCTCTACAAACTGAAATTTTTGGCTTAAGGAGCTAACATGGCAAATTACATTCAACTTGCTGCCACCAAGCAAATCAAAGTTGGCGCAGGCAAACTTTATGGCATTTTTGTCTCTGCATCATCAAGCGGCACTCTGGTAGTGTACGACTCTGGCGCAAAAGACACTAACGACCCAAAGATTTCTGATACTATTACAGTAAGCGCAGGAACATCATATTTGAGCTTTCCAGCGGGGTTGTTTTTTAGTAAAGGACTTTATATCGTACTCGGCGGCACGTCCGCTTCGTTTACGGTAGCGTATGAGTAACCGTATTGGTGAGGTTCACCAAGGATTCTACAAGGATCAAAAATGTCTGACGAAGATGTGTTAGCGGTAGTACCCGCGCCGGAACAGGAAGCGACGACGGCCCCTGAACCTGAGCTACAACAGTCGGATGACGTAGCAGTCAAAGTCTTCACACAAGAAGAGTTGGACGCCATTGTCAGCAAGAGGCTTGCTAAAGCAGAACGGAAATGGGCAAAACAAGCGTCACCGGCGCCTGTAATACCTGTTACACCGCCTTCTTTAGATCAATTTGGTACTGTTGACGAGTATGCTGAAGCTAGAGCAGAGCAGATCTTACAAACGCGGCAGCAACAGGCAAGACACTCCGAAATTGTTTCGGCGTATCAAGATCGTGAAGAGGATGCGAGGGACAAGTACGAGGACTTTGAACAAGTCGCGTACAATCCTAATCTTCCAATCACAACCGTGATGGCCCAGACAATACAGGCTTCCGAGATCGGCCCTGAAGTAGCGTACTACTTAGGGGCTAACCCGAAAGAAGCTGACCGGATTTCACGCCTTGAACCAATGATACAAGCCAAGGAAATTGGACGGATTGAAGCCAAATTGGTTACAGATCCACCCGTTAAAAGATCAACGAGCGCACCTAGTCCTATATCTCCTGTCACTGCTAGAAACAGTGGAAACCCGGCCTACGACACCACCGACCCTCGGTCTATAAAGACAATGAGTCCTTCGGAATGGATTGCCGCAGACCGACTCAGGCAGAGAAAGAAGTGGGAAGCGGCACACCGTTAACACAGCTTTTGAAAGGCTAAATCATGGCGAACTCTATTCTTACTATCGACATGATCACCCGTAAGGCTCTTGAGATTCTTGAGAACAACCTGGTGATCACCCGTAACTGCAACCGTCAGTATGACGATTCTTTCGCTGTTGAAGGCGCAAAGATCGGCTCGACACTCCGCATCCGTCTCCCAGATCGCGCTCTCGTCACTGACGGCGCTGCTCTTCAAGTGCAGGATGACAACGAGCAGTTCACAACACTGACCGTTGCTTCGCAGAAGCACATCGGCGTCAACTTTACATCGGCAGAATTGACGATGCAGTTGGATGATTTCGCTGAACGTGTTCTCAAGCCTCGTATCAGCCAGTTGGCTTCCTCGGTCGATGCCGACGTTGCTACAGCATATAAGAGCATCTATTCGTCTGTCGGAACACCAGGCACGACACCTTCTACGTCGCTGGTTCTTCTTCAGGCACAGCAGAAGCTCAACGAGTATGCCGCTCCAATGAATGATCGTTACGCAACAGTTAACCCTGCTGCTAACGCGAACCTCGTTGAAGGCATGAAGGGCTTCTTCAACCCAGTTGACACCATCAGCCGCCAGTTCAAAAACGGCCTCATGGGTACAGGTGTTCTTGGCTACGACGAGATCAATATGTCTCAGTCGATTTCTCAGCACACCACTGGTTCGCGTTCGGCTACCGACACGATCCTTGTCAACGGCGCTGTATCAACGCAAGGCCAGTCCACCATCAACCTTGATGGCGGTACAGGTTCGGCTACGTTTACCGCCGGCGACGTGTTTACAATTGCCAACGTGTACTCCGTTAACCCACAGACCCGTCAGTCAACCGGCAGCTTGCAACAGTTCGTTGTAACCGCCACTGCTACGGCATCTTCGGGCGCGTGGACAAGCATTGCAATTTCGCCTGCCATCTACACCTCGTCTAACGCTCTTGCCACAGTGGACTCGTTCCCTGCTGACAATGCGGCAGTCACGGTACTTGGCGCAGCGTCCACGACATACCCACAGAACCTTGTATATCAGAAGAACGCCATCACGCTTGGTTGCGCGGATCTTCTGCTTCCACAGGGCGTGGATATGGCATCTCGTCAGGTTCATAACGGCATCTCGTTGCGTATTGTCCGTCAGTACGACATCAACAATGACCGTATGCCTTGCCGTATTGACGTGCTGTATGGCTTCTCCGTGGTGCGGGCGCCTATGGCAGCTCGTATCTGGGGTTAATTAACTCAGGGCATAACGCCCTGAGTTTTTCCTTTTTTCTTGTGGAGAATTACTATGGCTCTTCCTTCTGTAGGCGGCGGTTACCAAGTAGGTGACGGCAATACTAACGAACCCTTTATGTTTGACCAGGGCGATCCTGCAACCCCAACCGTAACAGCTACTCTGACTGCTGCTCAGATTGCTACGCAGTTGATGGTTGCAAATCCTAGCACTTCGGCAGCAGCGTATACGCTTCCAACTGGTGCTGCTATGGATGCGTTTTTTACAAACGCTAAGACCAACAGCACAATCGGATTTACGATTGTTAATATTGGTACATCGTCGGGCGCAATCACAATGACCACAAACACAGGTTTTGGTACTCTTGCCAGCACTGGTTCGGTCACAATTGCAGTCGGTACTTCGGCTCAGTTCATCGCCCGTAAAACCGGCGACGCAACTTACATTTTGTACCGTACTGCTTAATACCAAACGGGGCGGGGTAACTCCCGCCCCCTCAATAAGAGAAAAAAAATGCACATTCTTCTTGAACATCCGGTACACGGCAAAAAAATTGCTATTTCCGAAATGGAAGTTGAACAAGATAAAGAACATGGTTGGAAACGGGTTAAAGATAAACCAGTTGATAACCAAGGCACAAATGAGTTAGAAGTACGTCGTCGTCGTAAGCCAGACGAGGCATAAGGAGCCACCATGACGACTACCGCAGGAGATCAAATCAACGGCGCTTTGCGGCTTATTGGTCAGCTTGCAGAGTCTGAAACGCCTTCTGCGGCAACGTCTCAGGACGCTCTCACCGCGCTCAATCAAATGATTGATTCGTGGAACACAGAACGACTGGCTGTCTTTTCTACGCAAGACCAAGTTTTTAGCTGGCCGCCTAACGTCCTTAGCCGCACACTTGGCCCTTCCGGTGATTTTGTTGGCAACCGTCCGATACTTCTGGATGATTCCACATACTTCATCGACACGGCGTCGGGCATCTCTTACGGCATCAAGATTATCAATCAACAGCAATACGACGGTATTGCGGTTAAAACAGTCACTAGCACATACCCGCAAGTGATCTGGATTAACATGAATTACCCCAACATTGATATGTATGTGTACCCCAAGCCTACCAAAGTGCTTGAGTGGCATTTCATTTCTGTTGAGGAAATAACCCAGCCCGCATTGTTGTCCACTACACTCGCCTTCCCGCCGGGTTATCTCAGGGCGTTCAAATACAATCTTGCTTGTGAAATTGCAGCCGAGTTTGGCGTAGAGCCTTCGCCGCAAGTGCAACGCATCGCAATGACATCTAAGCGCAATCTGAAACGCATCAACAATCCTGATGATGTCATGTCTATTCCATACGCGATTGTTGGAACTCGTCAGCGGTTTAACATTTTTGCGGGCAACTATTGATGCAAACACCTATTTTAGGCCAAAGCTATGTTGCCCGCAGTGTTAACGCTGCTGATAGCCGCATGGTTAACTTGTTTCCGGAGGCTACACCTCAAGCGGGCAAGACAGCGGGGTTCTTAAACCGCGCTCCAGGTCTTCGTCTGCTTGCGACCCTCGGCACTGGCCCTATTCGCGGATTGTGGTCACCTGACCCTAACGGGCTGTATGCCTACGTTATATCAGGCAATACGTTCTACCGCATTGACACAAGCTACAACGCAGAAGTCTACGGCTATGTTAGCGGCACGGGTCAAGTGTCAATGGCAGACAACGGGACGCAATTGTTTATTGCTTCCAACCCTGATGGCTACATCTTCAACATGACGACGTTGATTTTTGCGCCTATTACCGATGTTGATTTTCCCGGTGCTGTTACGGTCGGATATTTAGACGGGTATTTTGTTTTTAACGAACCTGATTCACAGCGCGTATGGACAACGGTTCTTCTTGATGGATCGTCTGTAGATCCGCTTGATTTTGCCAGTGCTGAAGGTTCGCCCGACGGCCTTGTCTCGCTTATCATTGACCATCGCGAGGCATGGTTGTTTGGTACGAACTCGGTCGAAGTCTGGTACGACGCAGCCAACGCAGGCTTTCCGTTAACCCGTATTCAGGGCGCCTACAACGAAATCGGGTGCGTAGCTGCATACTCTGTTGCCAAACTGGACAACGGCGTGTTCTGGCTTGGCGGCGATGCACGCGGCGAGGGTATCGTCTACCGCACGAACGGATATACAGGCCAACGTGTCTCAACGCACGCTATTGAGTGGCAAATTCAACAGTACGGCGATATCTCGGATGCTATCGGCTACACATACCAACAGGACGGCCATGCCTTCTACGTTCTGATTTTTCCATCTGCCGGCGCAACGTGGGTGTATGATGTTGCGACCGACAACTGGCACGAACGGGCTGCGTGGGTAAACGGGGAGTATACCCGTCATCGTTCCAACTGCCAGATGGCGTTCAACCATGAAGTTATTGTTGGCGATTACAATGACGGTCGCGTCTATGCGTTTGACTTGGAAACGTACTCTGACGATGACCAGCCACAGCGTTGGCTTCGTTCATGGCGGGCTTTGCCACAAGACCAGAACACGCTTGTCCGTACAGCCCAGCACAGCCTTCAGCTTGACGCTGAAACAGGCGTCGGGCTTAACAGTGGGCAGGGCGATGCCCCTGAAGCCATGCTTCGTTGGTCGGACGATGGCGGGCATACATGGTCAAATGAGCATTGGGCGTCAATGGGCGCTATCGGTGCTTACGGCACTCGCACGTTCTGGCGTCGGCTGGGCATGACCAATAAATTGCGCGACCGAGTGTATGAGGTATCAGGAACAGATCCTGTGAAGATAGCTATCGTCGGCGCAAATCTGTTATTGAGCGGCTCAAGTGCCTAATGCAAACCGCGTCCCAACCACACAAGTTCCGCTAACAGACCCGACTACAGGATTAGTCTCCCGCGCTTGGTTTCGGTTTTTTGAAAACCTGAACACAATGATAAGCGATGTCTATACGCCAACATTGGTTAACACGACCAACATCGCGTCTAGCACGCCCGCGATTTGTCAGTATTTTCAAATCTACAACGTGCTTACGGTAAGCGGTCAAGTTACGATACAGGCTACGGCTACAGGCGCGTGTAACTTGAAAATGACCCTACCTGTCGCCAGTAAGTTTACATCTTCTGGGCAAGCCGCAGGCACGTTTGCTACGACAACCGCAGGCGGTACGGCACAAGGGGCTATCTTGGCCGATATTGTGGGCGATCAGTTTGAATTTCGATTTACGGCTACGAATACAGCGTCAACGGTCTATTCTTTCACGGCTACTTACCAACTTGTGCAATAGTAAAAATCAATGTAGGGTGCGGCTATGGCAGTCATTCTTTCCCCTTTAGCCGGTGCAGGCTGGCAGTTCTTCGACGACAACGGCGATCCGTTGACGGGTGGACTGTTATATACTTACGCCGCAGGGACAACTACACCGCTTACAACATATAGCTCCAGCACTGGCGCTACACCTAACACCAACCCGATTGTGCTTGATTCGGCAGGGCGCGTGTCAGCCCAAGTTTTTTTGACTACGGGTAGCAGCTACAAGTTTGTGTTGCAGACCTCGGCAAGCGTTACAATCTGGACAAAAGACAATATTGACGGAATTCCTGAGTCTAGCATCACATCGCTTCGCATTAACGGGTCAACGTCTGGCTATGTAGATTTAACCACAGTAGCTGTTGCGGGCGCAAATACCATTACGTTTCCTGCGGCTACAGGCACAGTGCTGTTAGACCCGAATACAGCGTTTACTGGCACAACGACTTTTGAAACTATCTCGGCTACTGGCGATATTTCTGGCCGCACGCTGAACGCATCTGGCTCTATTACGGTCGGCAGTTATTTGTACGGCAACGGTACGGGGCAGTTCAAAATCCCCGCAGGCACAACAGCCCAACGCGCAGGGTCGTTTACCGGCATCGGATCAATCACAGGTACAACACTGTCGCTTTCATCTGTATCAGCGGGCGCAGCCTATGTCGGCGCGACGATCACAGGTACGGGCGTAACCGCCGGCACGCGCATTACAGAGTTCTTGACCGGCACAGGCGGCGCAGGAACGTACACGGTCAGCGCGTCTCAGACGGTAGCGTCCACGACGATTACCGATCAAGCCGTTGCGGGCATGATCCGTTACAATTCAACACTGGCTACCTTTGAAGGTTATAGCAGTAGTTGGGGTTCGATTGGCGGCGGCGCTACAGGCGGTGGCTCTGACGCCGTGTTCAACCTGAACGACAAGACCATTACGACCTCGTACACAATTGCGGCTACCAAGAACGCCAACTCTGTTGGCCCATT